ACCCCATTGAATTCTCCAGCTTTGGAGAAAAGTATTTTAAAGTATAATCGTCCCCAACCGTTCCCTGATTTAAAACCGTGGAATGTTGCTTTGGATTGGACGGAACGACATTTTCGACGATGGTTGTCGGGCTCGAATGTCAAAGACGAGGAAATGATTTTGCAGGAACTCGATAAAAGTAAATCTGCTGGTTTTCCGTGGAATTTGTCCTATAAGAATAAGAGGGCTTTTCTTGCGGAGCCAGCTAATATTGAGTATTTACGAAAATATTGGGATAGTTTACATACTGCTGAACCTTTCGATAGTTTTTGGGTTGCGAGTTTGAAAAAAGAAATGCGAGATGCTGAGAAGGTGCGGGCAAATAAGATTCGTTCTTTTACCGCTTCCTCCATTGAGCACGTTTATGCCACCAATCGATTATGTTGGGATATGAATAATAAATTTTATAATACAGCGAATAAACATTGGAGTTTTGTTGGTGCCACCAAATTTTATGCTGGGTGGGATAATTTATATAAACGACTTAACAAACATCCAAACGCTTTTGAGCTGGATGAGAGTTCTTTTGATGCCAGTTTGTTTCGAGACGCGATGATGGGTCAATTGTATCTGCGGAAGAAATTCACTAATATGACTGCTGATGAGGCACGAAAATTAGATGAAATTTACCGTCAAATAGTTGATTCAAATTTGGTCATGGATAATGGTCAGGTCTTTACGAAAGAAACTGGTAATCCTTCTGGTTCCGCGAACACCATCGTGGATAATACAATGATATTGTTTCGATTGTTTGCATATGCGTGGATTATATTAGCGCAAAAGCACAATCCGAAACTTTGTTCCTATGATTCTTTTATGTTGTATGTTGAAGCCAAATAGTGACGATAATACATATACGTGTAGTGATTCTGTTGTGGGATGGTTCAATCCCATTGCCATCGCGGAAGTTTGGTCTCAGATTGGAGTTGAGACGACTACCCCCGATGAGAAGCCAAGAAAGTTACAAGACGTTATGTTCTTGTCAATGCGATTTCAATGGTATTATAAGTTGCAGATGTGGCTGCCACGGCCAGATCGTGCTCGAATTTTGTGCTCACTGCGTGAAGGCTCTGATAATCTGGATATTCGTTGGTTGATGCTTCGAGCCATGGCTCTCAGGATTGAGAGTTGGCCTGACGAGGAAACGCGAAAAGATATACAGGGCTTGATCCAGTGGATTGAACAGCATTATTCGGATCATCTTCAAGGTGTGGTGTTGCGTAGTCCTGATGGACCGCAATATGATATTACGTATGATATGATTGATAGAGGTTATAAAACTGATGCCGAATTGGAGCGTTTGTATTGTTCTCGAGTGAGTCAATATCAATCGCTTCCTATGGTGTACTCATTATTAGATCCAAATTCATCGGTTACTATGTGTAATAGCGACGCTTCCGATGAAAAAGATCAGTGCGATTTGTAAGTACGCCAATACTTATAATTAATGGGCCATGGTAAAGCGAAATCAAGTGTCCGAGCAGCCAAGAGTGCAGCCGGACAAGCACGTGCAGCAGCGCGTAAAATACAAG